GCCGAATTAAGGAAAATGAATAAAGTAAGTAGATGCTAACTCACCTTAAACGGGATGTGAATTTTACATTGCCAATGTTCCGAATTAAAAGAAAAACGAAAACAAGGGGTTAGTGGTGGAAAAGGGATAGGAAGTTCTGTTCATAATCATCATAGGAAACAGTGATGGTTTTTTGACCAGCTTTTCGGAGAGCAGAATTGTAGTTATCAAGTAACTCTGTAAACTTTTCTCTTCCATGCTGGTGGCCTTCCAAGAGTGAATCCATGATGTTAGAAACACATGCCTCAATTGGTTTAGGGCAATGCCTAATCCACTGAGGCACCTCAGTAATCGTTTCCCAAGCTAGGGGCGCCTTAATGATGAACTTCGAGTCTTCATGGGGTGTAAATTGACGCTTAAGGTAAGTGATATCATAAATATCATCCCAAGCGTGGATCTCCGCATCTTTACTGAATGATGTTATCTCATGTCCGTATGCTTCCATTTCCTTCTTAATCGTAAGATTATTAAAGAAACAAGCCACTATCGCAGCTATAACCTTCACCAAGTCATCTCCTGTATAGTTTGCTCTAACGAAAGCATCGTAAAAATGTAGTGCCATGAATTTAGGGCACCTCGCTCTCATAATTGCTCTCCATGCATTCTTCGAATATTTTTTATTAATCTTCGAATTAAAGTCAGTGGTGGCGCGAAATCCAGATAGTAAACCAAAGAATGTCATGAACAAAACGTCAAGCATTCTTACGCGCGTGAAAATAACCTCTTCCATTAGGACTCTCCTAATCAGTTTGTTCTCTTCCGAGTCATTGTAATATGCATTTGCATCTTCAGTGCATGATTTCAAAAACTCTGCCATCGCGTGTTTATCGTACTGTCGAAAGTCGAGTGCGGCGGTAATGTGGACTACTTGTCTTAATCGATCCATTTCACTTTCTGGAATGTTAAACTCTGCAGCTAGATTTCTTAACTGTTCTTCATCTAGTCCACTATTTTTATGTATAGTAAGATGGCGAAATAATTCTCCCCATTGGGGCCCAGTTGGTGCAATACCTACGCCATTCGCCAAGGCTATGTGATGCTCTCTCAAAAAATTGAGATAATCACCAAAGTACTGCCCAAATAAGATTGAATGGTCAACTGGTCCCATACAAAATGTTCTTGTTTTGCCGATTTTAATGTTCTTATGAGGTCGGCGCTCATCTTTGAGTTTGTATGTCCACTCTGATTGCATGGAAATACCTTGTTTAGCTAGTTCTAATCTTCTATCTAGTCGAGCTCTAAGTAGAGGGTCACTAACTACATAGTTGTCATCTTGATCTAAAGAAAACAAGTATGCTTTACCTGCTCCATCACCAGCTTTCTTATATTTCATGAAAGGGAATCCGGGAGACGATGTCATATTCATCTTCCCTAAATGAGGCATATCAGGTGCGCCATTTATAGACTCATACTCAGTAAGAAGTCTAGGTTGGTATTCTCCTTTAAGAAAAGCCTCCTCAGCTCGATCATGTTGATTAATTAATTCCAAGTCTTGATGATTCCATAGGGGAAGGAAGTTTACGTTTTCTTCCAAATTTCTAATTAGAGGGGGGATACCTGATTCATTTCGAGGGTCATTTGGAGTGAGAACCGCTGGGGCAGTTAATACAGGGTACGCTAAACCATGCACAACTGACGGTTCGATATCAGTTTTGCCAGATTGAAAGATTGTATCTTCTCTCTTGGCCTTACCAAGATAGACTACATCTCCTAAAGGGTAATTTCTACATTTATCTTGGAGGGGATCAGGAACCATATCAGGGAGCTCGAAACTACAGCACTGTTCATTAAAAAGCGACTTAAATTGTTGGAGTTGTTCAAAAGTCACTATTTCTGTTATACCTTTGTTGTCTCCATTTTCTCCTAAAATATGAAATCCTGCGATCTTACCGGACACTTCCTTGTTTTGAATTATTAATGGTGCTCCACAATCTCCTGGCATAGTTGTTATACCATATTCGATACCTTTACAAATAGCAATAGTCGGGTCGAAGCTAGATACAGACTCGGCGTAAGAAAGATTCTCAATCATATTGAGTTTATCTATCTGCAAGTTAGTCATGCAGCCATTCCTCCGAGTGTATAACACAGCTTTAGACGCAACTATATGTTTAAGCTCATGTTCTTTAATGAAATTATTGGTGATATCTTTGAACGAATTCATCCTAGATGTATGACCTCCAGCAAACCAAATAACCTTATCTCCTCCGACTTCTTTTCCATTAATTTTAAAACTCTTAAACTTATATAAATCGGATGGATAGTATGGAATTTCAAACTTAAGTTCATTACGTGTAACGTAAACTATTTCTCCCGGTTGTAATGTCCTAAAGAAATGCTTAGGCATAAGGATGGAATTTCCTCTAACCCCTATCCCTTGGAGTCCCGAAAAATGTTCGGAGATTCTTCCATCGGACAACACTCTGTTACGCTTAAAAGCGCACCACACCATGTTTGGTACAACACAATGTGTAGCTAGCTCTACTGAATTTATATCAAGAGCTTCTTCTTGCAACAAGTGTACGGGGTATTCAAACAACTCCGCTGTAAATAAAGCCCAATAAGCAAATTCTGTTAGTAAATCTTCGGGAACTTCTTTTCCAAACAAGTAATCCGTTATGATCGAATGTATCATGTGAGTTTTTTCTGGAGCAGAGAGTTGTTGCATAAAACCAGGATTAAGAATCTCATCTGCTAGCAATCTGTCATAATGATTTTTGAAAGCCATCATCTTCTTCTTCCCTTCAGGGAATTTATCCTGGTACTTCGTAAATAGTCTTATCATTTTATGATTATGGTCATCTACGAGTATTCTTACTAAAGCCATATCTTTCTTTTCTCTAAGAGCTTTTTCTTTGATATCGCTAAGCAGCTGTACAACTTCCATAGACTCGCAATTAAATAATCTCTTCTTGTCAGCTCTAGGTTTAGGTGTTGGTCCTTCAGTCTTATATACTGGGGCTCTAGGTTTATTAGTTCTGTCGGTGGCATAACCTTCTGTCTTATAAACAGGAGCTTTAGGTTTGTTAGTTTTATCAGTAGCATAACCTTCAGTTTTATACACTGGAGCTTTAGGTTTATTTGTTTTATCAGTAGCATAACCTTCTTCCTCGAACATTTTATTGAGAAGCTGATATTTCCTTGCCTCTCTTCGGTAACTACCGAGATATGAACAATCACCTTGAACTCCTGCTGCTTCTTCAATATTCGCTTCCATCATCTCTTTAACCAGAGTTTTAAAGTTGTATTGTTCTTTAGGAACTACATCATATAAATATAGCAAATCTTCAGGTGTAAACCACATATCATTCTTCTTTAATATTTGAGCTATTTTCTTAAGGTCACCCATTTTCTTAGCTTCGATTTTCTCAGTGACGACTAATTCTTCTTTCGGTTCTTTTTCGAAGAAAAATTTATAAGCTCCATACATCGAGACAGCAGCTATGGGAATAGATAATAGGATAATTGTATCCATGTGCTTTGAAATGTACTCTTTAACTTTCTTAATATACTCTTCACTCTTAGCCTTGAGTAACGATGTTACGGTTTCTCTCCTCATAGCATTCCTATATCTCACTAATTGTATCATGGCAAAATTGTAAAATGCATCTAACTCTGTATCGTCCATCGTATCGAGTTCTCTCATCTCATATGAATATTTTTCATCTTCTGGTCTGGCTATAACTCGAATGTCAATACAATCATTAAAAAGTGCTCCGTGTATGTTCATTATCTCACAACACTCAGCCATAGTAAACCACTCTTTGAATTTATCAAAAAGAGATTTAAATGGATGTTCTTCAACACATTCTCTCCCAAAAGATACAGGTTGGAAAGTTTCTTCTACTCTATAGACGACTCTTAGATGTTCAGCCATCGCTTCTTCCCTCTGGGAAAAGAAATCTGTTTCTTCGTCTCCCCATCCAAAAATCTGTTCTTGATATTTAGGTAATAGGGCAGGTGGGTAATTTCTTACTGTCTTGAGAAGATTATGTTGTTTCTTCATATGAGTATTAAATCTCGTGGTGAGATAATCCTTTATTTCAGGATAAGTATATGACTTACTACCATACATCTTCTGTTCTGGCGTGGAGGATGCTGGGTTACAAATAAAGAATTCTAAGTGGGAGAAATCAGATTGATGGTCTATTATTTCTCTTCCATCACTACTTGTGGATTTAAAATCGTCTTTAGCTCTACAAGCAATTAAGTCATCTCTCCTTCTCCATAACGCTGGTTTATCATGAATCGTTTTCGGTTTAGGGTAAGGGTTATTGGTGGTAGCCACAATCATATTGGACATAAATTGAATGCCTTTCTCTGATAAATCTGCCATAGGTACCTGGAAAGGTGAGCTAGTTTTCATTGAAAAGAATATCCTCTCTTCTTCTCCATCTGTAGATTGAGAAAAGTCATCAATTATGACAACTTTTTGCTGGGCATACCCGTCCATGTGTTTGAGTTTTGAATTCCATGAATATAATCTATTTGATTCTGGGTACTGCATGAAATCACACATATCTTGCGTTAACGAGTTAACCATAGTACTCTTACCTATGTTGGTTGGTCCATAGAAGCACATCACATAGGGATCGGGTCTGGCAGTTGCTTGAAACTTTACAGCTCTAGCTTCAGTGGATAATTTCTTTGCAGCACCTATTGTAGCTTTTATAGCTGAAATCACGGCAGGATCAGTGATGTTAATCAATAGTTTAAGGCTGTATTCTGTTGCCTTATCACCTAAAGTGATAGCCTCATCTTGCAACGATATATCCATAGGAATCATACTCTTGAGAGGTTCTGTACCAAGCTCATCAACTCGTTGCATCCACTCTGCCACATCTCCTTTTAATGAATTGAGTATAGCAGCTTTTTGCAGATCTTCATATTTCTTTCCTGCACAAAAGCAAATAACTCTAGTTATCCACTCTTTAACTATAGGAATTGATTCCATAAATACTTTAAATCCTTTAAATATATTAAAAATCTGTCCTCCCTTCAGTGAAAAATGTTTCACTGCATCATATGTTTCTTCTTGCATTTCTTTCCAACTAGGAACAATACCAAAGACAAAGGCGGCTATTACTCCTGTAATAGCAGTTAACCCCGAAATCAAAAATGGAAGATGTTCTTCTCCACTTTGTTCCTGGAATTTAGAGGTTACTCCTCGCTTAACTTCATTTAGGAGCGTCCATATCTTTGTTCCATAATTCATTATGGCAGGAAGCAGTGACGATGGGAGACCCACGTACCCTGCAAGTCGAAACAATGTTTCAATAAGTCTGGATTGTTTTCTATCCTCTTCTTCTCTAAAATACATTATCATATCTATACAGAACAAATAAATTTTATCAGCTATATTCTCTTTAGAAAATTGGACTCCTTCAAAGATAGTATCTTTAAAAAGAGTTGTCAAAAATCCATCGTCTTGAACTTTAGTGACTAGTGTATTAATGGAAGCTGCTGTAGCTGTAGTTTTAGATTGAACTACATCAACTACTGCATCTAACTTATGAGCTAAATCAGTGACTGCATCCATTGTGGCGTTTATTTTCCCGCCATCAATAGGTTGAGAGATAATACTTTGCATTGTCTTAGTAAACATTTGCTCTGTATATTTCGCATCTCTTTTAAGATTGAAGGCAATTTTATATTCCTTCTTCGCCTTTCTATAAGCAACTCTCTCTCGTTGCTTTGCTTTCTTCCTAGAAACAGCCAATTTTTCAAGTTTTTGAACCTGTCTTTGAGAGATTTCTACTTCATCTAATTGAGAGATCAAAGCATCAACGCTAGGATCTGAAGCTCGCTTCTCGATGACGTAATCTTCCCAATCTTCAGGTTCCATATTATCATAAACCATAGCTTCTAAGACTGCTTCAGTGAATTCAGAAGAATAATCCGAGATATATTGAGCTTCCAAATATGTTCTAGGATCAGCCCATGTTTCTGGAGGAGGTTGTTTACCTTTAGATAAACATTCAGTTTCCTGTTCAAGAACAGTAAGTCCTTTCATCTTAATTTCATCATCATTATCAAAGATGGACATATCAATCGCCTTTTCAAATCTAGCCTGATTGTGTGATCTGCTAGATCTTTGATGGACCATACATAAAAAGATACCACCAATAAATTGAGTATCAGGCATAGGTTCATCCCATTCTTCAGCAATTTCATATGCTGTTTCTTTTAGCCGATCATAGATTTTCCTACTGATCTGATCATCTGTCAATATCGATTTGATAAGCCATCTCTCCGAATTCGTTAGAGGAATCTTCCTAAGCGTTTGAACTCCTTTCAAAAACAGCCTAAATGAATAGCACTGAGAATGAACATATCTAAACACTTGAAAAAGACTACCTCTAGCCGGATGTTGCCAAGTTTTCCGAAAGCAGTTTAATAAAGTATTATCTATATCGACCACTTTCCTCAATCGTGCCGCGTCACCTGCAGATGAAGCTTTATCCTTTTTAACATCGGACGCCATCTGCTTATTAGGTTGCGCTTCGCGCTTGTATATCTTCGAAGGTGCATAGGAATTATCTAATAAGAAAGCCGAGTCGGTAGCGTTAGATCCAGTAAAAGAACGTAAAAAGTTTTGGTGTGCCATTAAAAGTAAAGCCCACAGAGCCCCAAGGGTTTTGCGTCGCAGTAGGACTGCCCTTGAGATGGGATCGCCAGAGATTCTATAATAAGGGGCTATCGTCGGTTCAACAAACGAATGAGTATCTTGCACCACCCGAGACACCTGAAAATGTCATAAGGGTGTACTAATGCCAACCATTTTTCAGCGAAGGCCTGCATTAGGTACAACTAGTACACGTGTGCTCAACTCACAGTCGGAAGACCCTATTGTCGCGAATAATCTAATATTCATACCTTATCATAACTTTCCATTATAACCTAGTTTGTTGCGTAGACATAAGTTGTGGATTATTGATTAAATAATTTGAAATTTCGGTAACAGAGGGAACGCCAATAAAGTTAGATAACCTAAAATCAGAATCTAAAGATTCAAACACACTATAATTAATTAACTCAGAACCATCTATGGCCTGGATAACCATACATCCAGCATACTCTAATGCTAAAAGCGGATCATCTGGGGCCGCAGCATCAGCCGAAGTACATGCATCAAAAACAGTCAAAGCAGGAATTTTAATATTTATTATAGGAGTATGCATATTATTCCAAATAATTGTGGGGTATCCATCTAAAACTGAGGTCGGTGTAATTTCGTCAGGGCGTAAATCAGGAACATACACGACACGTCGTATCGCAGTAGTATCCCCGGAGATCAAAGAGTATTTGAATGTTCCCATCCAAAAGTTGAATAACATCTTAAAATAAAAACCATAAGTGGGATTATTATTTCCTCCTGGCTTAATTGTAGAAATTAAAGGAGACGTTACTGTAAAATTAGTTAAGGGTAGAGGACGAGAAAATAAATCACCAAGTCCTTTAATGGGATTAAGAGGAATAGAAAGATCAGCCGGTTGAGCAGTTTTCATTCCCCCAAAAATAATTGGTTCCGGTAATTTACTAAAATTAGTGGTTTCTGTGTATCCATTATCCATTTGCTCATGATATAGCGGTTTTATACTAGCCTTAACATTTTGTAAGATAGTGGGGGGAATTAGATTAGCTAAATCAGGTCGACGAGGAAAGTACAACTTATAATCATCGCCAGCAGACATAAAAATATTAATGTAGGGAGCTATACCTGCTTCAGATAAAACTATAGGATTAGCTATAAATAAAATAAGAAAACCGTTAGGGTGAAAGAATTGTCGAGTTCTAACATACGATAATTGTCTACAGTCAGAAAAGGGGATTTCAAAAGTCAATTCAGATTGATCAGCCAAATCAATATAATGAGTTTCAAATAAACCTTGAATCGCTTGATTAACTGTAGTAGCCGTTAATTGGTACG